ACGTTGCCTGAGGTATCTATGCGTGCAAGTTCGCCGCCAGTTTCAGAACTTAAAAACTTTATGGGATAACCCATAATGGCTAAAGGTAATCCAGCTACAAGATGGTTAACGGCATTGATTGATAAGCCGTAGGTTGAATCATTGGCGAGAAACATACCAGAACCCGACCGTGTGGCATTTCCTCTGACTACTAGTCCTAAATTTACATCTAGCGGAAAAGCAGGACTCGTCGTACCAATGCCGACGTTGCCATTGTTTGAACCCGTATTAAGTGTTAAAACATTTCCACCATTTGCAGATATGTCGATCCCTGTTGGACTTGACGCAGCAGTTACATTTAATGCAACAGTAGCTGTCTTTGTCAGCGATAAAAGGTTGTTAGTTGTAGTTACTACTGAAAGCTGAGATGTCGGGCTAGCAGTCCCCACGCCCACTGACCCACTGCTGGTCGCAAAGTTGGCTCCTGTGGTGCTCGACAACGCGCCTGTGACTGCCAATCCGGCGGAGGTAGCACTAGCGACAGTGGTTCCTGCTGCAACAAGTCGTGCGCTTGTCGCGCCGTTCAGATACGTGTCCACGCCGTCAAACGATAGCGAGTAGTTCGTATTGCTGGCGGTGACGTTCGTGGAATAGAGCGAAACCAGCGAGCCTGCCGTGTAGTCGCGAATGACTAGGCCGGTGACGCCGGATCGAACAGTGGCAGAAGTGCTCGCGCTCAACGTCGTAAACGCGCCTGTGCTGGCCGTAGTCGCGCCCACCGTGCCGTTGATGTTGATGGACGCCGTGCCTGTAAGGTTCGTGACCGTTCCACTTGTAGGCGTGCCCAGCGCACCGTTAAACAACACCGGAGCACCCGCGCTGCCAGTATTAACCGCCAGTGCCGTAGCGATGCCCGTGCCGAGACCTGAGACGCCCGTAGAAATTGGAATGCCGGTAGCATTTGCGAACAACTGCGTCAGCGTCGATTTGCGCAGTGCGGTGTCCGCGGCGCTGTGGATCAGCACGGTATCCGCGGCGAGCGGTACGGTCTTCGCGGTCTGATCGGTGATGGCGCCAGGCAGCAAGATTGCCGCGTCGGCCAGTGCGTTGAGATTGGTCGCGGTTACTTGGTCGCCGGTGCTGTAGGTCGTGCCTTTTTGAATTTGTGCCATGTGAGTAGGTTTAGAGGATTAGTTTAGGGTAGCCCCAAGTCCCGTCGGCCAGTAGTGCTTTTTTATTGGCTCCATCTCCAGCAGCCGCGGCTGGGACGAATCCTTTGGTTCCACCTGATCCGCTGTCGCCAACGTAGGTTGGAATTGTGTTAGATGTCACGCTTGTAATGCGTCCTGTAGAGTCTACGACGATAGTTAGTGTCGTGGTGGTGCTGCCGTAGGTGCCGGCCGTCGCGCCAGACGCTGCAACCGCTACGGTAACCGATGCGTCAGCGTTCGTGATGCTGACGCCAGTGCCGGCCGTAAGCTGCGCCGCCTTCCAGAGACTGTTAGTCGCATCACGCACCAGCAGTGCGCCGGCCGCGGGGGCGCTGGTAATCTGAACGTCGTGGATCTCGTCAAGTTCGTAGCCGTTCTGAACACGGACGTAGAGTTGGCCGTTGCCGTTGTTTGCTCGCTCGACGATGCCAACGTAAACTAGGTGATTTGGCGCATACGGCTTTGTGCTGGTAACAGATCCTGCGGTAGCCCCGAGATAGAGCGTGTCTCCATCCGCGTATGCGCCTAAATGAAGCCCATCAACTACGCCAACCAAGCGAATGTAGCCAGAATTGTTGGCACCAATTGAAGAATCCAATACCACACCCACAGTCTTTGCGCTAGTGGCATCGCTGGTATTGTAGGCCAGCTTGACGCTCATCCGATTGCCGGTGGCACCAAATGCATAGACAACTTGGCCTTTGGTGATGGTTACCGAGTCAGCATTGGTGACGTATGCGTCGAGCACGTTCTGCGCGGCTGCAACATCTGACGATAGCTCATTGATCGCAGCCTGCACCGTTGTGCTCGAGATCGTGCCAGACGGCACGTTAGTGATCTGTGATGCGGTGTAGTCACCGTTGGCCGAAACTACGGCACCCGTGCGGGTGAATACCGACGTGACCGGCGCCGTTGGATAGCTCAGTTGAGTCCAGCTCGTCAGCAGCGAAGGAGTTGATCCGGTGATAATCCACGTCGTGCCGAGATCGGTACGGATGCACCAGTCGCCCTGCTGGCCGGTGAGTGCAAGCATTGCCGCCTCAGATGCCACCGATCCCAAGTAGGTGACAATGGAGATGTCTGGAATCTGTGAAGCTGTGAGTTTGCTGTCCGATCCGAGAGTTGCAGCGCCATTTGCTGCTCCAGCAGTAAGAAGTGCTGCACTGCCAAGGCCAAGATTTGTGCGAGCATCGGATGCCGTCGTGGCGCCGGTGCCACCATTGGCAATTGCAACTGTGCCAGTCACGTTGCTTGCAGTGCCAGTCGTGTTCTGATTAAGCGTCGGAAAGCTGGTAAGATTGGCCGCAGATCCGTTTGGTGCCAGCACGTCCGTGCCGATCACCAGCCCAAGGTTTGTTCGAGCGTCCGCAGCCGTGGTCGCATTGGTGCCGCCATTTGCCACCGCAACGGTTCCCGTGACATTTGAAGCCGTGCCAGTGGTATTCTGGTTCAACGTTGGGAAGTCGCCTGCAACCGCAATGGACGGCACGCCTGTGCCCGTCGTGTTCTTGAGGATACCAGTGGCAAGGCCGGCCAGTGCCGTCCCGTTGATTTTGGTGACCGTAGCAGTAAGCGTCCCGGTAGATCCTGCCGCAGTAACGTCGCCCGTAATCGAGATCGTCTGGTCGCCAGTGTTGGTTCCTGAGATATTCGTGCCGGTTACGGTGCCGGTTGCAGCAACAGACGACGGTGTGATGGCGCCGAGCGTAAGGCTGATGGCCGGCGTTGTGGTCGAGTTGGCCACGGTGCCGCTCACGCCATTTGCAGTTGTTACCGAGACGCTGGTCACAGATCCCACGCCGGCCGCAGCCCATGACGTGGTCGATCCGTTGGTTTGAAGTACCTTGCCAGAATTGCCAGCCTGGCTTGGCAAAATATCGTTCGCATCAGGCGCGACCCATGTAGCGTCTGCGCGAAGAAATTTCTTGGCTGCGGCAGATCCTGACGTTGGCGCCGGCACCAGACCATGCGTGCCACCGGATCCAGAGTCGCCCACCATGTCTGGCAGCATGCCATTAAGCGTGGCCATGTCCAAGTCACTCGGAGCGCCGGTGCCACTTGAGCGACCCTTGACCGTTGGGCCGGTCATGTCGGCCAGCTTCGCATTCGTGACCACGCCAGGCTGGATCGTGGTCGTGATCGACGACGTGCCAGATCCAGCAACGTCAGATGACAGCGTGATCGTCTGGTCGCCGGTATTTGTACCGCTCAGATTAGATCCGCTGATGGCGCCGACAGCCGTGACGGCATCTGGCGTGATCGAGCCGAGCGCCAGGGTGATGGATCCAGACGACGTGATCGGACTGTCGGTTACAGTAATCCCATCCGTGCCAGTAATGCCAATTGACGTAACCGTGCCGCCGCCAGCAGCCGCAAAAATCTGAGCAACCGTGGCCCTCTTGTTGGTCGAGGTGTTACCGTCCACCATGACGGTGTAGTCCGTGGTGTTTACGGTTGTGGCTACTGGTAGCTGAGAGATTTTTTTATCAACACTCATTCAACGATAATTCGCCCGCCATCTTCCAACAAGATTTGCCTGTTGGACTCCTCGAGATTGAGGTAGGCCAACAGTTGGTGAACTTTGCGCAGCCGATTTAACAGCGCACGCATCGATTAGTCCGTAAACGGAGAAGCGACAACGCGAGCGGCGCCGCTGTTCTGAATGAATTTAGCAGCCTGAGCGGTCTGACGACTCCAGAACTCACGATAGCCGGCAGCAAGCGAGTGACCGTTGGTCGAGCTTGGGGTGCTGGCATCAAACGTGACGTAGACGCTCGCGGTCTTGACCTCAACCAAGACGTAGTGCGTCTGGAGATCGAAGGCGCTGAGTTGTACTGCGCTGGTGGATACGGCAATTTCTTGCAGGGTTTTGCCAACGTGTGGTTTCGGATAAAGATTAACAGCTTTTGTGAGTTGCATGGTGGTATTAGTAATTGAAGAAATTCATTCTGCGAACTTGGCCTTCGCTGAGTAGAATGCGTTCGACTTCTTTTTGACGAGACTGTTCAGCGTCATTCTCAGCCAACTGAGCCTGATCATATTGGCCTTCAGCTCGTAGGTAATCAGACAGTGAGGCGCGTGCCACATAGTCACCAAGAAAATAGGGGATCTCAACTTTCTGCCAGCTTGACGCATTGCTGGACGGCGACTGATTGGCCGACGTGGCGACGATGCAGTTGTAAAGATTGCCTTTAGGCTGCTTGCCGGCGCCGGGAGTAAACGATCCGGTGTTGGTGCTGGGATCAAAGTAAGCCTGTGCGCCAACAGAGTAGGCCACAGTCGAACTCCATGCATCGCCAAACAACTCTGGGTTACCGATGCGGTACTCAATCCAGACCGGACTCACGTTCTCCATCAGGTTGACGAAGCTGTTGGTGCCGTCCTCGTACAGAAAGTATTTAACGAGATGCGCTCGAGTGGTGAGCCGCGGATCTGCGTTGTAGACATTCAAGACCTCGCCTACGTCCTCGCCTAGAGTTACCGTGCGGATGCCCTCGGCATCAGTGGTAACCGGATCGCCTGGCGTTGTGGTCACGCGAATGAGATCTGGCCAGACGTCGCTCTTCCAGACGCCGTCCAAACGGCCATTCGCAAAGTCACGAAATTGTGCGAACATCTGCGCCGTGATGCTCGAGCGGTCAAGACCCGCAAGCTGAAGATAGCGATAGAAAACAGTGCTGAGATCTATTGTGCGCATGAAATGCTTCTTCCAAATTGATCGAGGATGCCAATCTTGCTGCCGTCGCTAGTAGATTTACCGTAGCCAACCTGCAGCTTGGTAGCACCGCCCTTTGTTTCCAGACCAGGGTTATCCCTTAAAAATTCTTTAATGAATGCATCGTTTTTCCAGCAGTCGTAGCCAAGTTTTTGGCCCCAAAAGTGAAAAGAGGAGGCAGGAATCCGAGCGCGTAGACGGCCTAAACCATCTACGCCTCGGTGATAGTTCTGGTTAATGGCCGAGGCTTTTTTGGCCTCGATCATTCCCAAAACCTTTTCCTTGTGCCAGCCCCGACGAAACTCGTCCAGTAGTGGCTTATAGAGATCGTCGGGGACAGCGACCATGATTAGCTCGAGAAGTCGAATTTACCGAACGCGAGCGGGTTCTTGACGACAAGACCGGCGACGGCCTCGATCAAGCGGGCTGGGCCGCCACCGTAGTCAGGGAGATCCTTGACTTCTGGGAGGCTGGAGTAACGGATTTCGCAGAGATCCATTGGGATGACGTAGCCTTTGTAAGCCGCAGGCATGAACGCATCAGGATGGAGACGGATGCGACCGAAATCGCCCTCGAACACGTCAACGCTCGAGAGGAAGGTCTCGGCATCGGCCTCACGATTGAACGTGCGGATCGAAGAAGCGGTGTTGGTGTTGGCGTTTTGGCTGGTCGTGAAGAGCAGGTTCGTGAAAGCGCGTTTGACCGAGCTACCAACGATGCCGTCATAGTCACGGAAGGTGCCGGTCTGACCCCAGATGGAGGTCAGGAGACCTTGCACCATCGACTCATCAAGCGTCGTGGAGGCAGCGGAGCCACCAACGATGCTCGCGGAAGGCGTGCGGAAAGCAGAGGGGACAGCAGGGGTGCTGCCGCCGCTGGTGCTGATCCAGGTGCCCATCGCTTTGGTGAGGTAAGGATTGGTGCCGTTATCAGCCTGGCCATCGTTGGCCGAGAGGAAGGTGGCTTCCATATCGCGCTTCATCAGCGTGATGCCTTTTGCGACCATGCCAGCGAGTTCGTCCTTCAGACCGGCGACGATAGAGACATCGACGGAGAGAGGAGACACGCGCACGGGACGACGGAACACTTGGACGTAGTTGGCCAAGAGAGCGCGACCCGAGTTGAGATTTTGGTAATCCGAGGAGGTGACATCCGTACCGTCGACGGTGCCGGTGGTGGCAGTCGCGGGGAAGTTGTCGGCCTGCCATTGGAGGTAGGTGTTGCCGGGCTTGGAGCCTTTTGGAGCCATCGCGACGAAGGGGGTGTCCTTCGCATCGACCAGCGAGATATAGTCAGCGAGATCCTCGCGTTTACCGACCTGAGAGCGTTCGTAGAGTTGAGCCATGTTAGTGAGTCCTAGTTTTTATAGAAACTGCTGGAGGAGCACGTCCTTAAGGTTGCTGGCGTTGGCAGATTTTCTGAATTTTGCTTCAGCATTTTTAGAGTCACGTTCTTTTGCCGTGACCGTCGCTGGAGCGGAGTTTGATCGAGTAGGTTGGACTGGCGCTTTCTTAACCACTGGCTTTGTAGCAGCAGTTTTTTGTTTAGCGTAATTGCTTTCGCGTTCAGCCGCCCCGCGGATGTAGTCACCGATCACCATCTTGTAGTCTGGGAACTTACGGATTTCGGGGAATGCCTTGAGCATGTTCTGCGCAATTGCATATTCCCGAGTCGTGCGATCCTTCCACCACTGGTATTCGGATTCTGCCATTGGATCAATCTGCGAGCGAGTATTTACATACTGAAGCTGCTTGGGCAGATGTTCCTCTAGAGCGTCGAGTGCGTTGAGCTTAATGCGTCGAACATCTTCTGCTGAATACTCGGTTTCTTTGCCCACCTTATCTTTTACGGTGGCACCATCAGCATTTTCTTCGCACCAGCGACGAACCCTACGCGCTTCCGCGAATGCGGCATCGACCTCAACCTGCGACTGAAGGTGCAGGTAAGGATTGTCCGCTGTAGCTTTGACTGGCGCGTCCTCTGTGGCCGGCCGAGTGTTTAGCTTCAACGTAAGATCCGCGATCTGAGCTTCCAATTGCGCCGCCTTCGCTTCGGCTTCCTTGCGGAGAGCGGTCAGCTTGTCGATTCGCTTTTGGGCGCCCTTGGGCAGTCCCTCTTCAACCGGAGCCTCAGTCTGTTCAACGTCTGCTTCCTTAGAAGTGTCTTCCACAGTTTCCTGTAGAGTGGTTGTGTCTTCGGTTGCCTCGGCATTTGCCGGGGTTTCCTCTGACGTGGTTTCCGCTTTGTTGTCAGGTGCTGGTGCCTGTGCCGGCTCGTCCGACAATGATCGACGAAGCAAAGCACTGAGCCTCTCTTCGCTGATTTTACCGAGCTTATCTGCCACGGAGGTATTGAGAGGTTTGTCCGCGCTCGTTCCGTTGTCCGAGGGTGCGCTCTCTACTGTCGTTGTGCTATCAGGCATGGTGTTTTGTGACCGTCCAAGAGGTCGTGCAGCGTTGCTCAGTGGCGCAACGCAGAAAGCCCTTGGCGCGGATCAGACACCAAGGGCTTATCCCAGTCTATAAATCAGTCAGGAAAGGTAAGGTCTACCCACCTTTCACGCTGATCATCCAGCTCCGTAACGCTTCTTGGCCTCGTCGCGCAGTTGGTGCAGCGAGATCAAGAAGTCGTTTAGAGCCTCGGCCCGGCCGGCTGCGTGGATGCGATACTCGCCGGTGGTTTCGCGGTTTATGGCAGTCTCTACCTCGTCTTGGATGCAGTCGCTGGCATGGGCCAAGATTGCATTCCAGAGTTTGTTCTCACCATCAAACGCGAAGGATTCTAATTGGTCTGGTTTCATTATTGTTGAGGAGCGGGCGGCGTGTTGCCTGGCGTGACACCAATCTTGCCTACCTGTTTATTTTGCTGCTGTTGCATCGAGAACTGGAGGTTCTTCATGTATTTTTGCAGCAGTTGTTGGAATTGCTGGTCAGTCTTTGCGGCCTGTTGAGCCTTCGGATTGCTCTGCAGCACTTGCTGCGTGTACTGCAGCTTGGAAGCCGCGGCGGGATCGTTCTCAACGTACAGCGCCTCGTTACCGAGCATCATCATGCCGATATCGTTCTGCACGTCCTTAAACATTTTCTGCGAGGCGCCCTTCTGATCGACGATCATGGTGCGAGCCGCATCTGGCGAGATGGCCATCATAATTTCTTGGATCAGTTGGTTGCGGTCAATGACGCCGCCGGCATCAAGTGGCACAACAAACTGCGAGATGGCCTGCAATTTTTTCATTACATACTCGTTGTCCATGTCACGCACGTCGTACTTCAGAATGAAATCAAACTGGCCGGCGATTTCGCTGATGTTTTGTGGCAGCGGCATGTTGATCACGCGCTGGATCTCCTCGGCCGGCATGTACTGCAGGCAGAGCTGGAAGGTCTGGCTGAAGATCTTACTCCAGACGCCGAACCAGTTGTTGATCTCCTTCTGCACGATAACCTGCTGCTTTGCGGGCGGCACGCTCGGGTGGAGTAGGCCAAAGTAATTGGCGTGACGTGACTCGACCTGACCGATCACGGCCATCGCTTCAGAAATTGGCGAGCGTGGCGGATCCATGAACTGGTAGTCGTCGGACTGCGTGACCGGCAACTGCACGCCGGGGCCAATCTTGTTGATCATGCCGATGCGTTTCTTGACGCGGATCGGAGGCAGCGTGGTGAACGCGGTACGGTCACGCATCGAGTCATGCTGCGCCTTGATCTCGTCTTGATCGGTCATGGACAGTTCTGGAATGCCGCGAGAGTCGCAGATCGCTCGGCGCAGGCGCTCGCGGCGATATTCGATGAACGGATACTCACCGTGCGCGTAGTCGAGCAGTTCATGCTTGCCGTACATGTCCTGACCTAGCTCGGGACAGAACACGGTGTAGTAGATAGCCGGCGAACCATTGTCGCTCAGTTGGCGGGTGTAAGCATGGACGACCTCGATCAAGTGATCGTTGCGCACCGTGCCGGTGACGTTGAGCGCCGTGGTTACGAGATTTGGATTATTGTACCAGCTCTGGCGACCTTGGGTGACCGCGGCCTTTTGGCAGAACTCGCCATCCCAGCCGGCATTTTTTTCCATCGCCTTCAGCTCGACCTCAGTGAAGTACTCGCGGCGAAAGATCACGCGGGCGCGTTGCAGATCGATGGTCTCGGGTGGGAACGCAACCTCGTCAAACGGCTTGAGCGCGGTGATTGATGGAAGATTCTTTTGGATGTACTCTTCCTCGTACTCGCCGGTGCCAGTCTCGCGCAGTTCCTTCACAAACTTCTTCGCATCGCGGATCGTGAGATCGGGCAGGAAGGTCGTGACGATATCCGCGGCCTGCTGCTCGGCTTCGGGATTCGCGATTAGCGAAGGAAGCTGCGCGATGATGCTGTTGGGATTCTGCGCCGCAGCCTGAGCCGAGATCTGCATGACCTGCTGCATGGTGATCTTCTGCATGCGCGTGCCGGTCTTCTGATCCCAGGCAACGTGGGCCACGCTCCAGCCGTACTGCTGCGTGTACTGAGCGAGCAGCTCGGACTCGCGCTCGAGTTCGACCTTGAGTTTGTTCTGACGGATCCAGGTCATCAACTCGCTGGCAGCGGCGGCGGTGCCACCATCGCTGATATCGACGCCCGAGATGTTCAACTGGCCGCGCACGAATGACGTGGTCAGATTGGCGACAATCTCGTTAATGGTCGAGTCGATCAGACGGATGCGGACATCGCTGGCGCCCTCGAATGGGAACACCTGCTCGCCGTCTGGCCGAGTGCTCGACCACTTCTTGCCGTCGTCGGTCTGGCCTGACCATTTGCAGAATCGGACGGCATCGTTGCTGTCGACTCGGCTTACGTTGTTGCCGGTGTAGAGCGAGCGTTTAAACTCGTAATTCAGATAGTTGACGTCCGGCTTCTCGGTGGCGATGGCCAGTTGGTCAGTGTGTGGATTGCCTGTGTCGGTTTTGTAATCGTAACTCATGATTGTGTTGGGTTGATAGTTTTCTTTTGGGGAAAATTGGCGCCGATATGCTCGAGCACTTCGTCTCGATAAAATCTGTGAAGACCGCCGAGCGTGCGATAGGTGCGCAGTCGCTCCTCATGCCGCAGCCGGTCAAAATACTTCTCGTCGAGGCCGGTCAGTTCACTGGCCTGCTTGCGAGTAATTAAAATGGGATAATCTTTCATTTAATAGGATCCACCACCGACGGCGGCGAAGCTGCGATTTGTGTGGTGTTGCGGATCCATGACTGCCAGGTAGCGCAGGCAGTCGATTGGATCCTTGGTTGCGCCCTTGTCACCGTCAGTGCCTGTCCACTCACGCAAAGAGTAGATCAGATTCTGACAGCGATCCGAGACATAGAGCTTCGGCTCGTTCTGAATGGAAATTGGCATGTTCTGGTTAAAAGCCAGCCAGTCGTTGATCAGGCCGACGCCCTCATCGACGCGGATGCCAGCCGCCGGCTCAAAGTACATGGGCGCAGGATCCGAGTCCAGCAGCTCCATCAGGCTGGTGCCGCCCTCCTTGCCCGCGGCCTGAGTGGCGCCGGCGCGTGGATCGATGTAGCGGGCGAACATGGACTCCTTCTGCTCGAGATCCTTGATCAGTTCCTTGTAGTCGTTGATGCCGCGGCCGGCGCCGTTACGCTGACCGATCCCGATCTTGCCGTCCTGCTTCTCGCTTGGGAGCGCCCACTCGCCCACGTTGATGTCTGGCCACTCGCGGTAGACGTAGTGCCGGCCCTGCTCGTCGACGCGCATCCACAGCATAAACCAGTTTCTGGATCCTGCAGGATCGACGACCATGTAGTTGGTGCCGGCCGTTGGGATCTTGTCGTGCGCAATGACGTTGTGCTGCCCGAATTTTGGGAACTGCGAACCCTGCAGCGACTCGGCCCAGCCATACGCTCGGATTTTCAGCTCGTAGGATCCGCGGCCATCCAGCGTGGCCTTCATGCTCGCCCAGTCAGAGTACGGATTCAGATCCGAGTGAAACCAGATGACGGCGCCCCGCTTACCGTGACACTTCGCGGTGTACGGCATCGTGCCCTTGGGCAGACCTGGCACGTTGATCGTGTCGGCCAGTAGCTCGGCCTTTCTTGCGGTTAAGAACGTCGAGCCAGACACATATTCCTTCACCACCGGCGAGTAGCCCGTGACCGGCGTAAACGTCAAAAGCAGCACGCCATTGCGGGTGACCAAGCGGTAGCGCAGCGTCTCGATCCAGTCGAGCGGCACCAACTCATCGCACCAGATCATGTCGCACTCGCCGCCCTCAATGACCTTTTTGTCTTGAGCGTAGTTCATGAAGAAGCACTGCGACTTGTTGGGCAGCACGAACGTGTTTTCCGAGAAACCATTCTTTTGGGTGTAGGCCACGTTGGTGATCTTGGTCTTTCTGGCCAGCTTGTACTCGGGCGGCATGTACTTCCACATGACGTTTTGCTGCATCTGAATCGACGACATGTTGGTCGTGTGCAGGCACCACACTCGAGATTCAGGCCGAGCCACCAACAGATTGATCGCCCGCTTGGCGGCGTACTCGGTCTTGCCGGCACGATTGCCACCATTTATCAGCAGCTCGCGGTGCTTGATCAGCAGCTTGTCGGCAACCTTCCAGTGCTCTGGCTCGTAGCCGTGCCGGTACGGATCGCACTTCTCGGCCACAATCTTATCCTCGCGCAACTGCAGCCGGCGGGCGGTCTCCTCGGCGCCATGCTCGTTCACCAGGCGCTTGATGTCATCGATGGTGGGCGAGTACAGCACCGGATGCGGCGTCGGAACGTACTTTTTTAGGATGTCAGACATTAGATCGTTTCCTCCTTGTCGATGCCGGTAAAGTAGGGCCGATCATACGTCAGCTCGATGTCGGTGTGGTAGTCCGTCGAGCGCCCCTGCCAACACACGCGAAATTCCACGCCGACGTTGGTGTACAGGATGCCGGTCACAATACCCGGCACGTCCTCGGTGCGATGGTACACCAGATCACCAATCTTGAAATTTACGCGGTCAGCATTCATGCGATCACCACTTACCCGGAAACCGCGGCTGGCGTGCCGCAGTCAGGATCCCATCGTACTTGCGTACCGGGATGATCATGTTGGGCTGGAAATTCAACGAATCCTTCACCCGGCAGATCGTCATCTTGCCCTCAAATTCCACCGAGATCGCCTTACGATTGGCGAACTTGTTGGCCAGCACTTTTGCCTCGTCATTCGTCCACCAGCCGGGGCGACCATGCTCCAAGATCAGCCCATTCTGCGGCAGTTTTGGGATCTTGTGGTCAGGATACCGATGCCCCTCGACCTCCTCAAATACCTCAATTTCCACCACCACCGGCTTAACCTCGGCCGGCTGCTCGCCCAGAATGCGCTCCATCGCCTGCACGCCGGCTGGCGTATACCAGACGCTCTTGGGGCGCCCATCGTAGTCCCAGTGGTCACCCTTAGTCAGCCGGCTGCGGAGCTTGCCCATCTCGACGCGGGACATGCCAACCTTGATGGCCAGCTCGATCTCGCGGATTTGATATTTGGATTCAGTTGTCATTTGGTTAAAGCGTTCAGGTCGGCATTGTGGCCCGTCTCGGCATGCCAGGTCTTTGCCGGCATCACCCGGTACGTTGAAAATACCCCATCATTCTTGCGCACAAAGCTGTCATCCTTCCACATAATCCGATTATTCGGCTGCGCGGCGATCTGACCGCTGCCATCCTGCAGCAAAAGCAGGTGATAGCACTTGTGCTCCGATGGGTACTGGCTCCAGCCGTTGTCGGTGTGATCCAGCGTAAACCAGTACGACGCCTCAAGAATCTGGCCAGACCTCGTCTTCACCGTGCAGGCCATCTCGCGCAGGTACTCGTAGGCCGTAACGCCAAATTCCCACCCATGACAGTCCCAGCTCTGCAGCTCATTCAGCGGATGACGTGGGCCAGTGGGTAGTTCGTGCCTCAGTTTATGCAGCGGGATCCTGGCCCACTGGCTGCCGGCTTCCGTCATAATCGAAAAATGCAGCGCCCGCGACGGTATCGAGGTCACCCCAAAGATCACGCAACGGTCAAAATCGGCGCCATCCTCGACCTTTCCACGCAGGATCCCACCGTCCACCAGCCCATACAGGTGCCGCGGCGTCGATGCATTTAAGGCGTGGTGGTGGCTATTCATAAATTCAGGCGTGCGCGATCCCACCGGACATTTCCAGCATCCGCGCACGCCCTCCGATAGTAGGACTCCAACCTACACTGCGAGATTTGGTCCATCCGCGTCCAGATGGCACCTCTCGAATCATATGCTTTTGAACATATCGGCAACCGCTGATGCTACGCACCAGACGGAAAATCATAGGGCTTTTTGTGAAAAATTTTTCGGTGATGGAACCCGTCGCATTGTCGTCGCTCCAGCGCCAGGGGTACCCCCCCCGCCCCCCTTTTAGGCAACGCACAATCTTCATTATGTTTAATATGTCCATCGTCGGCGACCTAAGCGGCGGACATGGAGTGGGTTACGTCGATTACGTCACCATCTGAACGCTTGGAATTAGCGATCAATTCGTTAACTGCTGCGGTGTCTATAGTTAGGCGATGCTCGACGACCGTTGTTGGAACGTCGCCGTTCATAATCGCTTGTTTGTCGAGCAATATTCCCAGTGCGACG